ATCCATCTTAGATACATCCAGTTCTTCTAAGTCTGCAACACATTCTTCATAGTTAAAGTCCCATACTTGCCCTTCAAAGGTATTAAAGGAAGCTAAGTACTCTTGTTCGAACTCCGCCTTGGACATCCCCTTCTGTGCTTCATCGATATCTTTCTGTGAAATTCTAGGGTTCTCGTGGTACGTTGCTCGTATTGAGGCCCAGTTGTCGTACTCGTCATTATACCCCCTCTGATAAAAATCAGAGAACCAGTTATTTCTACCACGAGGAGTTGAGATGAATACACACTTACTATTAGGTTTGTCTAGAGTAGGACGTAGGGCTACGTTAAACGCATCCATGCCTCCGTCCCCTAACGCCGCTTCGTCAAATATAATAAGGTCATAAGACCTACCAACGGTACTATCAACCTGATTGACTGATCCCATACGAATAGTGCTTCCATTTGTTAACTCGATTATTTTATCTTTAGCATTATCTCTTGCGACTTCTAGATCGAAGTGTTTAATTAGATTTCTCTGTAGATCAAATGAGATTTGAGAGAGTGAATAGTTGGGACTCATAATTAGTACGTTCATACCTGGTACTAAAGCTACTAGTTGTCCGATGATGTTTGCTATATACGTCTTACCTTGTCGTCTAGAAAGGGCGGCTACAACAAATCTGTAGTTTGGATTATTAATTGCGTTTATAAGTGCAATTTGTGACGCGATAGGTTTAATACCTAAAAGTTCTAAATACTGAGATATTGGTAATTTGATGAATCTTTCATCTTTTGGGTACTCAATAAGCTCTGTAGCATTTAGATCGGGTCTACTTAGTTCTAACATTAATAATCCTTATAATTAGGTGAAAAAGCCCTACTAGTTGTAAGGCTTCTTAAAAGTTACTTCTTTGTAAATATGTGGTACACTACTGCTAATGATGCTAGTCCAACAAGACCTGCATTACCTAGCTTAGTTAGGATACCCGTAATAGTTGCGATAACGTCTCCGCCAATAAACGGTACACTTCCGCCAAAGATTACTTGTAAAACGATTGCTAAAGCAATTAATGCTACTCCAGCTTCAGTTGCGGCTTTAATCCAGCCCATTATTTTCTCTACCATAAAATTCTCCTTTATGCTATTTGTCAATATTGACAATTAAAAATTATACCAGATTCAGGCAAAAAGTCAAGAGTAAATTTCTTAGGTGGAGCAAATTAAGGTTTAGGGTCTACCTTTTCATTGCAGCAGAACCAAAATAGAAACCTATAATGTTCATGATTGCAACTGGTAACCACTCTGGAGTAACAAAACCTTGTAGGGATATATACTCCGTAACAGTTGTAGTAGTATCAATAAATAGGAATTTAAATCCTTCTGTAACTTCAATAGGTACATTAGTTTGCATACCCATAATTGGTGCCATAAACACAATTCCGATCCCTGCTAATAAACTAAAAACAACTATGAATCTTCTTATCCAAGCTGCATTAGGGTTCTGCATTTGTCGTGCATTATTGACGCCCACTTCTATCTGTGTGTTCTTCTGCAGCAACATTTTGTGTGCTTCTGCTTTATCTGCCTGCGCCTGTCCCCACATTTTCATCATACCACCCATGGCGGTTGATCCTAACATACTCAGTGCTTCTACTGGTAATCCAAACATATTCTCTCCTTTACTTCTTGCAGTTACATTTCTTAGGGGTATCTAGTAACTTATCTGCTACCTTGTACACTACTGCTTTTAATCCAAAAATTACTAATACTAGTATACCTACTATTGTAGTATACCATTCCGGTGCCAATGCCAGATTCTCCCAAGCCTGTGTGAGAGTTACCTCACTAAAAATAGGCGCTAGGAAATTCATAACAATGGGCAAAGAAAATACAATCACTAGTGCTTCATCTTTCCAACTATTGTCCATACTCTCTTCTGATATTTTATGGTCTAACTCTTTCTCTTCCATACTCATTCTCTCTATTCCTTGTGCTTACACACAGTACATAAATGGAGCCCAGTTACAGGTTGCCATTAATAGTTCACCATTTATATATGGCATTAACGCAGCGACTTCCATACTATAGGACCAGTAAAGGTACTACAACAAATAAGATTACAATTGCTACTAACATAGTTGCTAGATAAACACATGCTCTACATTTGTCCCAAGTCCAAGACTCGAACCTCTCTAAAGTAGCTACCCAGTTTATTAAATTACTCATATTAGTTTGCTAGAGGGTTATCTAATGCTCTTTGTACCTTAGCATTAAGACGTTCTTCTAATTCCTTTATATCCGCTTTATTAGAAGTTCTAAGCTGATCTCGTTTTGTTTCAAACCTTGTTTCAGCATCGTCAATTAAGGTTCTCACCTTATCTTCTAGCTTATTTACATCGTCTTCTACTCTGTCTGCTACTTTTTCAATACGATTAATATCGTCTCTTAAACCATTCTTAATGTCTCTAGTATAGTCTAATGTTGATTCAATCTTAGTATCCATAACATCCATCTGTTGCTGATATGCGTCTAAGTCAAGATTAGCTAAGTTCTCTATCTTTTGGTACATGGTAAATCCACCATACAAAGTTCCTAACACAGTTGATAAGGCAGCAAATGCCATAGCTAGTTGCGTAGGTGTAAGTGTATATCCCATAATACCGAAGGTAGAGTTAGCAAGCTTCTCTTTCATGTCTCCGACTTTATCTAAGCCTTTTCCTAAATTTGCCATAATTAATTCTCAAACTTATTTTCCAACTGTAAGCGTCTAAGTGCGTTCAGTTCCTCTTCCAACTTTAATACTTCCAACCTCTTCTTTCTAAGTTCTAGTTGGTATAAAGTATTACAGTTGATACGTTCTTTTGGGGGGTCAAGCGGTATTACTATTCTAGCATACAGCCCAATATCTTTAGTTGTAGGGTTATTTGAGTCATCGCTACTAAAAGGGCTTTGTGCATTGTTAACAATACCTGTCATACCAAACTCTAGATTAGTGCTCCCGCCTATAGCATTTGAGCAGTCTAGGTTACCTGCCCTGAACTTATCAGAGGCGTAACTAGTACCCATACTAGGCAACTGTAGTCCCATAGAGGTACTACTGTTGTTAGCTATTGCATTTAAGCTTAATAACCATAATATAAGTAAATATCTCATTTTATTTTAGAGCAAATTCTTGAAGATACTCCCGTAGAAGTAACGTCTTTCTTCAATAACTTAGACTTGGAACATATGTAAGTAGCTCGCTCAAGATCTCCCTGTTTAATATAAATGTCGAACTCTGCTGTATCTAGATACTCCATCTTCATCACCTTATATGATGTAACAAATGGAACTGGGCCCCACTCGGAGTCGAATACACCAATCTCATAGTAGGATACATCACTGCGCCTATTGAACAACCTCATCTGGGTTTTAGATACCTCGGGTACAAAAGAAGCCTCAAACTTAGGATAAGTTGGGGTCATCTCGTGTGCGCCGGCAGAGCTAAACATTAACAAGGTTATCAATAAATATCTCATACTACTTAGCTATACATTCAGCAACTAAAATAGCGTTATATACTCCACCGGGGAATGCTTTATCATAACCGTTTGTTGCAGATAGATCTGCAGAGAACCAAGTTGAGCCTGCTACAGTTAAGTCGTACTCTGTTGTAGCATCATACACAACCTTAGCTGCTTCATATCCTGACATACCAGCATCAGAAGTTAATTTAACTGCCGTTGATCCCGTCCACGTAACTGTATCATTCAGTACTGGACTAGATGAAAAGCTTGTAGGTGTGGTAATCTTTGCTTTATAGTTATCTGCTAATGTAACATCAAATCTTACTACAGGTAGTACTCCACCATCAGCTACTGCTGTACTTAATTTTTGAGGCAATGGGTTACCATATACACCTGCAATGTCTGTTGTAATTAGGCATCTCATTTGTACGTTACCTACTACTGGGACATCTGTTGCCATTACGTTTAATGCCAGAACTGACGCGGCTACTGCTAATACTTTCTTCATACTATTCTCCTACTAAGTTATACTGCATTTCAACCATTTCGTTATGTTTTTGCTGTTGTGCTAAACCTAGTCTTGCTCCCCGTTTATTATCGGGCAACTTCTTATCCTCTAAACTTAATGTCTCTTTGTACACTCCGCCTTGAATCTGTTTGGCATAATAACTTTCTACGTTTACCGATAAAGTCATTGCCTTTAATAAATGATTTTGAGCAACCGTTTGGGCTGACATAACACTAATATCAATTTC